GACGGTGCGCTCACAGACCATGTAAGGTCCAAGCACAACTAAGCCGATTGGAAGGTGCTTGCAAATGTCGAGGGGATTCACTACCGTTGAGTTGACACTCATCCGTGACAGTTTGCTGAAGGTCACACCTTCACGAAACCAAGCCGATGAACTGTGGGACATCATCGAAAAACTCAACAAAACAATCGAGGGAGCGCACGTTGAACACGCCAAAAAAATCCGTGAAGCCAAGCCTGCTACAAGAGATAAAAAATAGCAAACTAGTTAGCGGCAGAATACCAATGCTGTTACAGATCATCAACAAACTAGATGCCCAAGACAAAGCCGATCTTCTCGCTGCACTAAACGACTACACTATTTCTGCACCGGCAATTAGCCGAGTGTTAGAAAACCGTGGTCATCGGATCAGTGTTGGTTCGATTACTGCTTACCGCAGAGGAGAACTGATACATGTCACTGGCTGATGATCTACGGAAATCTAATGCACCTGCATGGCCGATCATCGGACAGGGCAGGCAGTATCGTGTTCCGAAACTCACACCCAGTGTTGTGTCAACAAGTAAATATCAAACAGCAGTCATCCTGCCAGACATGCAACTCGGCTACTTTCATGCAGGTAACGAAGCGTTGGAACCAATCCACGATGAGCAAGCCATCGAGGTTGCGTTACGAATTGTTAAAGCAGCGAAGCCAAACCAAATCATTATGGTTGGCGACAACCTAGACCTCTGTGAGTTTGGCAAATATAGGTACACGCCTGCCTTCGCCAGAACGACACAAGCAGCGATAGACCGTGCCACAGAACTATGCGCCCAGTTACGCACGATTGCGCCACAAGCCAAAATCATTTGGATTGCAGGCAACCACGAAGAACGCCTCGGCAACTATGTGCTGGACTCAGCAGCAGCAGCGTTCGGATTACGCCGTGGCAAAGTACCCCACGAATGGCCTGTCATGTCTGTTCCATATCTGTGTCGTTTAGATGAGTCTGAGGTGACGTATCTGAGTGGATACCCAACAAGTGCTCATTGGATCAACGAACGCCTACACGTTATCCACGGAGACAAGGTTGCTTCTGGCGGTTCCACAGCACACAAATATCTGTCAACCGTAAAAACCTCTGTGATCTTTGGACATATCCACAGGCGTGAATGGGCTGAACGAACCCGCGACGACCACGACGGGGCAAGAACTATCTTGGCTGTATCACCAGGCTGTTTAGCACGTACTGATGGTGCTGTGCCTTCGACCCGTGGTGGGCATGATTTGGATGGTCGCCCGTTGTACCGGTCAGAGGACTGGCAACAAGGTGTTGCTGTGGTGGAGTATGAGCCTGGTGACGGTAATTTTAATTTAGAGTTAGTACCAATCAGGGATGGTTGGGCTAGGTGGCGTGGCAAAGATTATTTATCAAACAACCCGAAGGGAAACAAATGAGTTCAATGAAAGAGTTGCTATATCAGCGTGAGACAGCAGCGTTTATGATCGCTGAACGTATGGAAGAAATCAAACAGTTGCGGTCAGAGATTGATCGTTTGCGTCAACAGATTCGTGATGTCAGGGCGAGCCTTGTATGAGACTGTTCAACATCGGTGACAAAGTAATCCTTGATGACCTGTCAGGCACAGTTGAAGCAATCGTTATGGTTGATGGACAGCAAACAAAATATGATGTGCGGTACACGTCAACAAACGCGATAATTGCAACTGATGTATCCGAAGATGAGATTGAGCCGTGGAAAGCAGACGAACAATGAGCGTCACGGTTGAACTAACCGCATGGGAATACGAACACGCTTGTGATGTTGGCATTCGTAGATATACAGCCAACTGGGGGGTGCCAGACGCACCGCACTACAGCAATAAAGCATTACAGGAAGACAACCGAACAGCACAAGTCGCAGCCGCAGTCTGTGAACTTGCCGTTGCAAAATACACAAACCGGTATTGGTCAGGCCATGTGTGGCACAGGTCAGAACACCAGGTATATCGGGCAATCCCCGATGTAGGTAGAAATATCGAAGTGCGACGCATAAGAACGAGTAATGGTGCTGCTGTTAGAAAGAAACAAAACGGAATAGTAGGTCTTGTTTTGTGGGTTGCGAAACCAATGATGCCCGAATTAAAAGCGGTTGAACTATTTGGCTGGAAAAAACAACTTGAAGCGTGGGAATTGGGAACACCAACCACTTACGATCCTGAAAACACTCGAACAATTTGCATAGAAGATTTGAATGGACCAGAACTATGATCTACCAGGTACGGTGCAACGCTTGTAAAGGTGTGGTCGTTCACGACCCGAAACTCAATGTCGGCTGCTTGTGTGATTCGGATGCCCCGACATGGTGCGGTATCGGCAAAGATGGCAGGCTCATACATTATTCACAATCCGATATGTCTGTGATCGAATACCCTGAATGACTAGCCTCGGTCGTCGCAACAACCCCTGCCCATGCAGGACACCTCTACCACAACAACCGTTCTGTGGTGATCGAGGAGTAGAAGACGATGACTGACCATGCGTTCGTTCACATCACCTGGCTAGACGCACACTCCGGCACAGACCAATGGACACAAATCGAGAACCTAGACCAAGAAGGATGCCTCGTACACACAGCAGGATACCTGCTACCAGACGCCAAAACAGGCCACATCACCATCTACCAGTCACGAACCCCGAACAACGATGTAGACCATGTGCTACACGTACCTGTGGCGATGGTGCAAACAATCCAAACGATTGACTTGACTTAACCCTGTTACACCCCTAAAGTAAACCTAACTGCAACGACAAGGAGAAATCATGCAGCACGGATACAGAATACCCAAGCCACCACACGGCAGCCAAGAATGGTTGAACGCACGATGGCAAAACGAAGACGGACAAGCACGGATCACAGCATCCGTAGCCGCCGTAGTACACAACGAACACCGATTCACCACACCAGCAGACCTCGCAGTAGAACTCTTGGCCAAGACACCCCCCGTGCCAAAAGAACAAAACGATGCGATGCGTCGAGGCACAATCCTTGAAGGCCCACTCATGTTGTGGGCATCAGAAATCTTGAATGTCACCATCACAGAACCACAAGAACTGTTCTGCTACGAAGAAGACGGTGTACGTCTGATGGCAACATTGGATGGCAAAGATTTGTCAGGCAAAATCTATGAACTGAAAACCTATAACAAAAGGTGGAACGGTCAACTCCCCCCATATTGGAAATGGCAAGGAGTACAACAAGCGATCTGCGCTGATGCAAACGAAATCACATGGATCGTTTTTGACTCCGATCTTCAACTGCAATTCCATACACAAACCGTCACATCCGACGAACGCCAACAACACATAGACGCAGTACGCAAATTCTTGGGGTTCATTGACATGGGGATGATGCCGGAAGGTGCTGACCCCACCTACGACAATGCTTCGGCTTTGTACCCCGAAGGATATGAGAACACTGTTGTCTTGGGCCATGAGGTATACAACACTTTAGAGCGTCTGTCTATCGCTAAAGAACAGATTAAATCCGCCGAAGCAGTACGCGACCAGTTGCAAGGTGAATTGGGGATGCTGCTCGGTGACGCAGAGTACGGTTCGATTGACGGGGTGCAAGTTATTACCTGGAAGAACTCGTCACGCACATCGTTTGATGCCAAACAGTTTGAGAAAGAACATCCAGCCTTACACGCAAAGTTTAAGAAAACATCAACCTTCCGCACTATGCGGATCACAGCAAAGGAGAGCAAATGAAACTGGAAGAAATCCTCGGCAAGTACGGTGTCCCCGATCCGAAGATCGTAGGCAAACTACCCAAAGCAGGAATGCAACTTGACTTCGTAGGTCACGCAGATGTCACCAAAATGTTGATCGAGATTGACCCTGAGTGGACTTGGGAACCAACCGCGTTTGATGCGAACGGTCTACCTGCGTACCGTGTTGAGAACGGTATGGCACACATGGCAGGCTGGCTCACACTGCAAGGTGTACGCCGTCTCGGTATCGGTTCGGTAGCGCACAACAAACCTGACCTGCTCAAAGAGTTGGTATCAGACTTCATCCGTAACTCTGCTATGCGTTTCGGTGTGTGTCTGTCGTTGTGGACGAAACAAGAATGGGATAACCATGCACCAGCAGTGGCAACACCAGCACCCAAAGTAGTGAAAGCAGAACCTGTTGGTGATGCACCGCTATCACAAGAACAGATTGAACAGTTCATTGCCGCTTGCGAGAAGGCAGGGTTCACCCCTGAAGTGGTTGCCGACAATGCGAAAGTGAACTGGGGCAAAGGTGCAATCATATTGAACAGCCATCTTCCGTTGTTGCGTTCAGCGTTCAACGATTTGAAATCATTTAAGGAAGGCGCATAATGGCAGCGACACGTACCGTAGACCCTGCTGGTATCTATCGTTCGACAAAGATGGTGTCTCTTAGGTTGACCACCATTCAGATGGAACATATTGTGAAACTTAGTGAGAAGCGTGGTGTGTCACGCAGTCTTTTGTTTCGACAGTTATTGGCGGAGGAAATGTCCCGTGTCTAAAGAACGTGCTAAAGGCACGAACTTCGAGACGTTCATAGTGAACTATTTGAAAGACATGTATCCGTTTGTTGAGCGTCGTTCGTTGAATGGTGCTTTAGATAAGGGCGACATCACAGGTACTGACCCTCGTTTGGTTTGGGAATGTAAGAACCATAAGACGTTGAACTTTTCTGGCTGGTTACATGAGGCTGAGGTTGAACGTATTAACGCTGGTGCTGAGATTGGGATTGTGGTTGCGAAGCGTCGCAGTTACGGTAATCCTGCTGACCAGTATGCGGTTTTAAGGTTGGATGAATTATTAAAACTATTAAAGAAAGCAGGATACTAATGGAAGATACAAAAGTTCAAGACTTTATAGATAGTTTGGCAACACTCGGGTCTGTTCGTGGAAGACTCGGAATGTTTGCTTGCGATACTGAGGCTGGTGAGTTGAACACTGTGCTTAACGAAGCGTATGTACTCATCGGAAAATATGATGCTTACTTTGCTAAGTGGAAGAAGATTGCTACAGCATTAGTTGAAGCGAACTATGAACAAGACGCACAACAGATGAACCGTGCAGTGGAAGCATACGAGGAAGCAGTACGCAATGGATGACATCACCCGTGAACTATACGAATGTTTAATGGAACGTATCTACGGTACGAAACGTCCAGTTGATTGGATGGGTGCAACACCGCGTGAACGTGACGCAATGGACGCTTACATCAACCGTGGGTATGAATCACAGAAACCTATTGTTGAACGAACTGTAGATGGCATCGAGTGATTGAACGCACCGAAGGATATGCACCGTCACATGACATCAATCCGCATGACTTCACAAAAGATTTAGCGTTCGGACATGAAGGCGAAGAGATTGTTAAAACATTTCTTGCTGACTTAAGTAACGGTTCGTTCGAAGTGAAGTACGACAGGTATCGTAATGGTCGTATCTTTGTTGAGTTTGAACAGAACCCGCACAATACTGGATGGAAACCGTCAGGTATTGCTGTGACTAAGGCACGTTGGTGGGTGTATTTGTTTTCTCCATCAGCGTTTGTTATAATAGAAACCAGCAGGTTACGCCGTTACATCAAGGCGAACATACAACATCTGCCCGAGCGCATCGCAGCGCAAACATCCGACAACCCAGCGAAAGGCATACTTATATACCCAGAGCAAGTGAAGGAGTTGATGTCACTATCCGCTTACGATTAGGAGAATAAATTGTTGAAACGTATCATCACAAGTTTTATAAGTTTGATTGCTTTAGGGGCAACGGTAGCAGTAGCCGAACAACCATCTGCCGAAGGGACACCATCA